CCCGCCGCGGTGCATAGCCTGCCTTACAGACTATTTCTGGGTTTTGAACTCTCTGACAATTTTAGCAGCTTTCGCTGCGTCCTCAGGGTCTTTGAGGCTTTCTTCAATCCGCTTGGCGGCTGCTTCAAGCACTGCATCCCATTGTTGGTTTGTCAAATCTTCCATCCTTCCCCCCTCGCCTGATAGTTCAAAAGGCTTTTATCAACCTCTTGACCATATAATAATACCATATCGCTATAAATTCTGTCAACTATTTTCATGCGTACTTAGCCTTATTTGTGGCATATTCAAAAATATTTTATGAATAAAAACATAGGAGTATATAGACAATGTTTGAATTTATGCGCAACTCCTTCTATTTACTTGTTGGTGTCATTTGTCTTACATTAGCTGCTCTTATTTTGTATGCCGTTATCAGAGAGTCGTATAAAGAGATTAAGGGAACAAAGAAAAAACCCACAGTTATTTTGAAGGGAAAACCGCCGGCTCGTTGGAATTAAGGGGAAAGCATGGTGTTTTTTGCAAGGCCGGTGACCAAAGAGAGGCTTAAACGATTTGCTCGTATTAGGCATGAAATCAGCAATCAGACTGAGCGTTTGGTGCGGCTGAAGGCACGGCTTGAAGCACCGGCGAAAGTGCCAATGGACGGCATGCCAAAAAATCATACTGAAAGGGATAGATTGGGGCGTCTGGTTGCGCGTAAGGTAGACCTTGAGAGAAGAATAGCGAAAAGTATTGCGTTTGAGGCGTGTGAAGAGATTGAAATTGAGCGTGCTATTGCGCTGCTTGAGGCTCCCATTGAGAGGCAAATCCTACGTCTGAAATATGTGGATGATGAAACATGGAAAGGAGTTGTAGATACCCTATACGGGGCTGAGCGGGATTACATTGAGCACTATGAGGATTATCAGCGCAAAACATACTATTACCATAAAAGAGCGCTCATACGTGTAGAAATATTGACTGCCATAGCACCAAGGTGATTAGCCCTCATAATGTCCTTTACAGGCGAGTATGAGTAAATTATTCTCACTGTCAGCATCATATTCAAGCCGGTTGGCACTGTCAATGCGGCGGCTGAATCCAGTGCGGTGCTTCAATAGCTCCGGTTTGCCTATGCCATCCATGAACCCATTACGCTGAATGTCCTTAATTAAGCCATTAATTCTCTTCAGCGTCTTCTTGTCATTTGCCTGCCAATCCATGTACTGATTGAAAGCATTCGGCGTAAATATAACATTCATATGCTAAAAATCTTTATGTTTTTCGGCGAAGGCTCTCATTTCATCGGCAGTCATGCTCTCCATCTCATCCAAATCGCCTATGGTGAATGTGTACGTTTTGCCTGCGGTAACCTGTTGGCGTGATTCATCTATCATGGTCAAATATTCCGAATTGCGTCGGGCTTTGTCTAATTCGTTGTATTCCTTTTCACTTAAGACAACGAGATTTTCATTCCGCGGGCGGGCAATTAACACTTTTTCCCCCGATGTTATAAGGTTGCTCACACGCTTGAAATCGTTCCGTAAGTCCATTGTTTTTAATGCGATCATGCCGTACTCCAATTCAAAATATTTTTTTACATACGCATTATAGTATCAATTTCCATACTTGTAAAGTAAATTAGAGTAAATCGAAGTAAATTAGAGTATTTCACATTGAATTAGAGTAACTCGATGAGATATTGTTATAATAGCAACTACCTCGTAGTAAGCGAGGGTTCGCTCAAGTGAAACCTTGGGCTGAACACTTCTACGCTTCCAAGGCGTGGAAGCTCACAAGGGATGCTTACCTCAAGAGTAAGCATCATCTGTGTGAGCGACATCTCCCCGCTAATCCTACGGTAGCTTCTATAGTGCACCACAAGGTATGCCTATCGGCGGAAAACATAAATGACCCAATGATTTCCCTTTGTTGGGATAACCTTGAAGCCTTATGCCAAGAATGTCACAACCAAGAGCATCACGGATCACCATCAAACCTATGCTATGAGTTTGATGAAGAGGGAAATCTTCTCCCAAAAGAAAAGACCCCTTCTCAGAAAATTACTACTATCAAAGAGTAGTTATTTGACAACTATACCCGTCTTAATTCATTCTCGAAAAGCTTCAAGAGGTTATTCCAAACTCCGAAGAACTAAATAATTGTCGTGTTTGACAGCCTAAGCATTATTTCTGGGAGTAAAATAACCCCCACCTTTACCCCCGGTGAATCAATTTATACCCCCCCCAGTCGAAAACAGATTTGTGCGTATGCCAACACCGAGCGGGTCGTTAACCTTTACCCCGCAAAGGTTGTGCATAAGGCGTGCTCAAATCACTGTAGAAGAAAGGCATTTTTATGGGAACTACTAACAATTTAACCAAAGAACAAAGGATTAAAAAAGAGCTCCTCAGACTTAGAAGAATTTTCAACGGTCTCGATGCCAATAAAAAACAGACAGTTGAAAAGCTGCTTGGCAACGCTGCTTTCATGGTTGTGACACTGGAGTATTTGCAGGACGTCATCAATATTGAAGGCTACTCAGATGAATATCGGCATGGGGAGAACCAATCCGGCCGAAATCAGAGCGTCGCAATAAAAACGCATATCGCCATGACCAAAAATTACACCGCTATCATCAAGCTGCTTACGGAGCTCACTCCTCCGGAACAGAAAAAGGCGAGTAAGTTCCAAGCCTTTATGGATGAATAAGGATGCCGTCCAATTACATCTATGAATACTATGCCAGGATAGAAAAGGGTGGCATTGTTGTCGGCAAGTGGATAAAAGCGGTTTACAACCTCATCACAGACGGCTTGCAGCGCGGGGATTATGTCTTTGACGCCAAAAAAGCCGACAAGGCGATCCGTTTCATCGAGATGTTCTGCCATCACAGCGAGGGTCGAGACGACTTATTGAAGCTTGAGCTGTGGCAAAAAGCCCTGGTGTCGTGCATCTTTGGGCTTGTGGACGCGGATGGATTAAGGGTATGGCGTGAGGTGGTTGTCATAATTGGACGGAAGAACGGTAAGACGTTGCTGGCTTCGGCCATCATAGCTTACATGGCTTACTGCGATAGGGAATACGGCGCCAAGATTTATTGCCTAGCACCCAAGCTGGAGCAGGCCAATATCGTCTATGACAACTTCTACCAGATGCTGAAGAAAGAGCCTGAGCTGGCCGACCTTGCGCTGAAGAGGCGCAGCGACATCTACATCAATGAGAGCAATACTGCTATCAAGCCGCTTGCCTTCAACGCCAAGAAGTCTGATGGTTTCAACCCATCCTTGGTGGTCAATGACGAAATCGCCAGCTGGAGAGGCGGGCTTGGGCTTAAGCAATACGAGGTTATGAAGTCGGCGCTGGGAGCCAGGAAGCAACCTTTTATCCTAAGTATTTCCACAGCGGGTTATGAGAATGACGGCATTTACGACGAGCTGATGGGGCGCTCAATGGCAGTGCTGAACGGTGGCAGTAAAGAGCGACGCTTATTGCCTTTCTTATATACCAGTGACGATGTTGAGAAGTGGAACGATATTGATGAGCTGAGGAAGGCTAACCCCAACATGGGGGTATCTGTTTTTGAGGATTTCTTCCGCGATGAGATTACGATCGCGGAGACCAGCCTATCAAAACGTGCTGAGTTTCTCACCAAATACTGCAACATCAAACAAAACTCCGCCACTGCATGGCTTGACTACGGCTTAGTAGAGAGTACGAGTGCCAACGTGTCGCTAGAGGACTTCAGAGGCTGTTATGCGGTCGGAGGGTTTGACCTGTCACAGACCACAGACCTTACCGCTGCCAGCTGCATCATTGAGAGGGACGGCATTTTATATACCTTCTGCCAGTTCTTTATGCCGACTGGCAGGCTAGAAGCAGCGCAAGCAACCGATGGTGTGACATACGACATTTTTGTGCGCAAGGGAGTGATAACGCTATCTGGGGAAAATTACGTTGACTACAAGGATGTGGCAGCTTGGTTCCTAGCTCTTATGCGCCAATATAAGATTTACATGCAAAAAATCGGGTATGACAAATATAGTGCGCAGTATCTGTTGGATGAGCTCAAAGGATATGGCTATCACGTAGACGATGTGTGGCAAGGGGAGAACCTTGCTCCTGTCATACGTGAGTTTGAGGGCATTATAAAAGACGGCAACTTTCGCATCGCCAATAACAACCTGCTCAAAGCGCATTTTTTGAATGTGGCTTTGAAACACAACATGGAGACCAGGAAGTTCCGACCGGTAAAGATAGAATCACGCGCCAGGATTGACGGCTTTGTGGCGGTAATCAACGCTCTTACCGTCAGGCAAAAGTATTACAACGAAATAGGCAACATGCTCCAAAACAAAAAGAGGTAAGGAGTCGTAAAATAATAACTGTATAAAATATCGACCACGTACATTATGGGGTAATACAACTTAACGCGACTATTTTCATGGTAATTTGTACAATTATTGCCTAACGAGGCCTAAGTAGATGGGATTATTTGAAACAATCTTCAGACCATGGCGCAGGCGAACTCAGGCCGACGGGTTTTTTAAGATGCTCACAGGGTACAGCCCAGTTTGGGCAAGCGCTTCTGAGAAGATATACGAATACGAAATCATCCGTGCGTCTATTCACACTTTTGCTAGCCATTGCAGCAAGCTCAATCCTGAGTTACTTGGCAGCGCACGCAGGGATTTAGAGGATACAATTCAATTTAAGCCAAACCCATACATGGATACGGCCAAGTTCCTCTATCGGCTGGCTACTATCCTTTCAGTCAATAACACCGCTTTTATCCTGCCTTTGGAAGATGCCAGCGGTACGATCACAGGATACTACCCGTTGCTGCCTCAGTTTTGCGAAGTGGTAGAGGTGCAAGGGCAGCCTTATTTGCGCTATACCTTCGCCAATGGTGACCGTGCTGCGATAGAGTTCTCAAAGGTTGGAATACTTAACCAGCACCAGTACTCGGAAGAGTTTTTCGGTGACGACAACAAAGCCTTAAACGGCACTTTGCGGTTGCTACATACACAAAACGAGGGCATTGTAACCGCGGTGAAAAACTCAGCATTGGTGCGCTTCCTGGCTAAAATAAGTAATGTGCTGAATCCGGAAGACATTGACGAAGAGAGAGAGAATTTCTCTAAGCGCAACCTCTCATCTGAAAATAAGAGCGGATTGGTTATATGGGACAACAAGTTTTCTGAACTTACTCCACTTGAAAGCAAGCCTTATACCATCAACGCTGAGCAGATGAAACTCATCAACACCAACGTCTATAACTACTTCGGGATTAACGAGGCGATACTCCAAAACAAATTCGATGAGGAGGGTTGGAACGCCTACTACAACGGCAAAATCGCAACTTTTGCGAGGCAACTGTCGCTGGTCATCTCAAATATGACCTTCACTACACGGGAAATCGCCCACGGCAACAGAATACTTTTTACAGAGAACCTGTTGCTGCACGCAAGCAACCAGACCAAACTGCAAATCTCAACACAACTTTTTGATAGGTCGCTGGTTACTGTGAATGAAATCCGCGATATATGGGGTTTGTCCCACTTTGAAAACGGGGATGAGCGCTTTATACGCAAAGAATATGCCAAGCTGGAAGACTTAGGGAAGGAGTTTAATTTAGATGCCAATAATGAAGACACGGGAATACAGGGCAATGGCGCTGCCGCTGATGCTGGCACCGGCGGGGCACACCAAGAGGTTTGACACTGATTTTTATGTGGAAGGCTATGCCACCACTTTTGATCAGCCGTATGAGATATACGAATGGGAAGGCATCAAGTACTACGAGATAGTTGACCGTAATGCCTTGGCTGCCGCTGATCTGTCGGACATCATCATGCAGTACGACCATGCGGGCAAGGTGTTGGCCAGACTGAGCAACAACACGCTTGGGATTATGGCGGATGACAAAGGGCTTTTTATGTGTGCTGACTTGTCTAAGAGTATGGCGGCCAAGGAAATGCATGAAGAAATCAGCTCAGGGTTGGTGACTAAAATGTCATGGGCGTTTCGAGTGGCGGAAGACGCTTACAACAAGGATACACACACACGCACCATCAGGAAAATCAAGAAAGTCTACGACGTGTCGGCGGTCAGCCATCCGGCCAACTCCGATACTGAAATAGCTGCGCGTTCCTACTTTGACGGAGTGATTGAGGTAGAGAAGCGGGAGACGCTAGCGCGGAAAAGGCAACTGTTACAACTAAAAATTAAACTTGGAGGAGATTAATAATGCCCAGATTGACGGAAATTGAAACCCGTTTGTCCACAATTAAAGATGAGCTTGGTAAAGAGCTCACCGGCGAGCAAATCACTGCTCTGGAAACCGAAGTAGGCACACTACAAGAAGAGCGCAAAGGCATCATCGCCAGCAACGAAAAGAGGGCGAAGATGTTGGACGCGATCGCAACTGGATCGGTTGACACCACTACCCTCAAATCATTCCCAGCTCCTGGCGAACAACGTAAGGAGGAAGTTGACGACGACATCTATGGCTCTATTGAATATCGCAAGGCCTTCAAAAACTATGTGCTCCGCGGTGCCCCCATCCCAGCCGAATTTCGCGCTGATGAAGTCACCAAGACCACCGATGTAGGCAGCGTAATCCCTACCATCACACTAAACCGCATCATTGAGAAGATGGAAGCGGTTGGCATGATCTTACCTTTGGTGACCAGAACGTCTTATAAGGGCGGGTTGGTAATTCCGATTTCTACGGTTAAACCTGTAGCCACTTGGGTAGCTGAGGGTGCGGGTTCTGACAAGCAGAAGAAGACCACCGGCCAAATCACTTTCGCTTACCACAAGCTGCGCTGCGCAGTGGCGGTGACGCTAGAAGTGGACACTATGGCACTCTCTGCCTTTGAGAACGCCTTGGTCAATAATGTGGTTGAAGCCATGACCAAGACGCTTGAAGAAGCCATCATCAACGGTGACGGCAATGGCAAACCGAAAGGTATCTTGAAAGAAACCCCGACCGGTGAAGTAACAGCCGGCGCTACGCTGAGTTACAACACTCTCACAGATGTTGAGGGTGCGTTGCCGATTGAGTATGAAGGCGGAGCTGTATACTGTATGACTAAAAAGACCTTCATGTCAGTTTACGGCATGATTGACACCAATAAACAACCCATCGGCAGAGTCAATCAGGGAATCAACGGCAGGCCGGAACGCACGCTTATGGGGCGACCTGTCGTTCTTTGCAATTACCTTCCGTCTTTCGACGCAGCTGCAGCTGGTGCTGTATTCGCTTTCCTGTTTAACTTCCGCGATTATGTGCTCAATACTAACTACCAGATGGGCATCAAGCGTTATGAAGACAATGACACCGACGATCAGGTTATGAAGGCCATCATGTTGGCCGACGGCAAAGTTGTTGAGGCTGGTTCTTTGGTTGTACTCAAGAAAGGCGCTTAGAATCTGAAAGGAGGCGGCAATGCTTGAAAAGGTAAAAGTCGCATTACGCATAGTAACTCCATCCTTTGACGGCGAGGTTGAAAACCTGATTGCTGCCGCAAAAGCTGATTTAGGCATAGCTGGGGTTGATGCCGGAGGTGATGAGCCTCCGGCATTAGTCGAAAGGGCTCTCATCCTGTATTGCAAGGGTCACTTTGGTTGGAATGAAGAAAGTGAAAGATATATTAAGGTTTATGAGAGACTAAAAGCGCATCTAAGTTTGTCAGGAGACTACCGTGCGGTGGAGTGATACGCTTGTGCTGATCAGCCCAGTCATTCCCTTAGGGGATACCGACGACAACGGATTCGTGCTGCAGCCAGAAGAAATCCGCCATACCGTTTATGCCAATAGGAAGAGCGTTGGGCATCGTGAGTTTTACGAATCGGCCGGCGTAGGATACATCACACAGATGAAGTTTGATGTGTTTTCCGGCGATTTCGGCAACCAGGGGATGGCCGAATACGAAGGCAAGCGCTATAAAATCCTGCGCACTTACATTGACCCCAAGAGCGGGGAATTTACTGAGCTCACACTGTCAGACTTGTCTCAAAGAGGTGACGACAGTGGCTAGTTTCGGGGTTGTAGGTTTGGATGAGATAGCTCTGAAGCTGCAAAACCTTGGCGATAAAGGTGAGCAAATCGCCAACGAAATGCTTGTGGAGGGGGCTAAGGTACTCATACCTTACATGAAAGCTGAAGCGCAGCGTGTGTCTAATGGGGAACGAAGCGTAGGCACTATGGCTGACTCTATCGGCATGACAGCGGTTAAAAAGAGAAAGACCGGTGGGCTGATAATACATATTTACCCGCAAGGAGACCAACCGCACGGCAACCCGCTCAAGAAAAAGAGTGGGAAGGTATCCAACGCTGCAGTCGGTTTTATGTTGGAGTACGGCACATCCAAGATGGCAGCACGTCCTTGGATGAAACCAGCCAATATAAAAGCCACCGATGCCGTACATGAGGTTATGTTCAAGGTATGGGAGAAGAATCTAAATGTCTGATGTGATTGTAGATAGCCTGGTCAAATCCACTCTGGAGCTGGCAGACGTACCTGTCTCACGGATAAAGTATAGCGGCAGTGAAACTACGTATATCGTATATCAGCGCATTCTGGGGCAGGAAGCTGCACACGCTGACGATGACAATACTGCCTATGAGCACTACTACAGAGCCAGCATATACACAAAAAGCAGCTATTTTGACTTACTGGCTAAGGTGATGAAGTCACTTAAGGCAGCTGGTTTTTACAGCATAAGCGTCAATGCGGAGATATACGAAAATAACACAGGTTTTCACCACGTATCAATTGATTTTAACTATATGGAGGAATGTGAATAATGGCGACTATTGGTTTCAAAGATGTATTTATGGCGGAAGTAACAGAAGGCATCGGCGGCTTGCCTGACACATACGGCGATCCGGAACGGCTGGCAAAAGGTATAACTGCCGAGTTGACCGTCAATGCTGCTGAAGCTGCTCTCTACGCCGATGACAGTGTGGATGAGTTCGTAAGAGAGTTCAGCGACGGCGAGCTTAAGATTGGCGTAAATGACCTTGCCTCCACTGTAACTGCCAAGTTGCTCGGCCAGACCGCTGGGACAGACGGTGTAATTTATGCCAGCGGGGATGATGACCCGCCTTACTTCGCAATCGGGTTTTCCGCCCGTAAAACCAAAGGCTTGGTGAGGTATGTCTGGCTTTACAAGGTAAAGTTCTCTGTACCAGGCGAGAAGTTTATCACTAAGGGAGACAAAATTGAGTTTTCCACGCCTGAGATCACCGGCAAGGTAATCATGCGCCCCGATGGGAAGTGGAAAGCGGACTATGTCGGAGCTCCTGACAGCCCAGTAGCAGTGGGCTGGTTTACGGAAGTGGTTGAACCCACTTAATCAATATTAAACAACGGAGGATAGGGGGTAGCTCGGGAGAGCTGCCCCTTTATTATTATGAGCGTAATCAAAGACGGACACTTATCAATTATGTTGGATAAAGAACGCAAGATGCTCTTTGACTTAAATGTCATGGACGCCATATCTGACCATTTCGGTGGTATGGGCGAAATGAACAAAGCCATGCAAGGCAAAGACCAGATGAAACACCTACGCTGGCTTTTAACGGAGCTGCTCAATGAAGGGTCGGAAGACGGCGAGGCCTTGCTCACTGAAAAGCAAGTGGGGAAGCTGATCCACAGCGGGAATTTGGTTGAGGTGTCTCAGGCAATTTCTGCCGTGATCGCCAAAGACGGCAGGGGCAATCAAAACCTGACAGATGATGATGATGAAGTAAAAAACGCGACAGCGGGCAAATCACAGTAGAAGATATTGCCCGCTTGATTTATATCGGCGTGACCGAGTTGGGATATCCGGAACGTGATGTATGGAAGATGACGCCTTTTAAGATTTTGACACTCTTCAAAATCCACAGGCATTCACACCCAGAACGTTTCACCCAACCGAAACCTGATGATATTGCTGATATTGACCTCGCAATGGGAGGGTTTTAGTTATGGCCAAAGAAGGGAAAATCGGCTCAGCCATTGAAATGAGTGGCGAGCAAGCATATAAAGCTGCCTGTAAAGAGATTTCCGACAACCTTAGAGTACTCGGCTCTGAAATGAAAGTGGTTACAGCTGAGTTTGGTGCTAACGCCACTGGCACAGAGGCATTGACCAAAAAGCAGGATGTGCTCAAGAAGCAGCTGGATGAGCAGAATAAAAAGGTCGTTGAAGCGGAAAAAGCCCTTGCCTTAATGCGATCAGAGGCTGAGGGCAAAACCACGCCCGCTATTCAGAAGATGGAAACAGAACTGAATAACGCCAAAGCCGCCATGACTAAGACCAAGAACGAGATTGAGAGCACTGAAAAAACATTGAAACAGGCAGGAATCACTTGGGCTGATGTCGGCGATACAGTTGCTTGGTTTGGGAAGGCCATAACCGCATCGATGGCAGCTGTAGGGGCTGCAGCAACAGCGGTTGGTGCTGCATTATACGATATGGGCACTAAGGCAGCGGCAGCTGGGGATAAGATAGACAAACAATCCCAAAAGTTGGGCTTATCCACTGAGTCGTATCAAGAATGGGATTATATCTTAAGGCAATCAGGCGCGAGCATAGACAGCCTTGGCGTGGGCATGAAAACTCTACAAAGCACCTTGGCAGGACTTACCGAAGACGGAGGTAAATCGTCTGAGGCGTTTGCTGCTATCGGCATTAACTTTGACGACATCAAAAACAAATCGCCTGAGGAAGCCTTCGCTATGACTGTCGAAGCGCTCCAGCAAATGCCTGAAGGAGCGGATAAAACTGCAGCTGCCTTGAAGCTGCTCGGCAAACAAGGCATGGAACTCATGCCCTTGCTCAACTCCACCGCTGCGGAGACTGAGGCGTTGAAGCAACGCGCTCATACACTGGGGATGGTCATGTCGGCCGAATCCGTCAACGCAGCCGTAGAGTTTACAGACCGGTTGACTGACTTAAAAGGCAGCTTTACCGGCATCAAAAACTCCATAGGGGCTGACTTACTTCCTGGCTTTTCCATGATTACCGACGGGCTTACCAACCTACTCGTAGGAGAGGAAGGCGCTGGAGACGCAATCGTGAAAGGGGTTGAAGTACTGGTGAGCAGTATTGGTGAAGCCATACCGCGTGTTGTGGGTATAATCAGCAACATCGCCTCTACTATTGCCGATATTGCCCCCAGTGTCATTACAGCGCTTGTGGATGGGATAGTAAGCAATCTTCCGATGTTGATTGACGCCGCGTTGAAGCTGGTGATGACGCTGGTGCAAGGCATATTGCAGGCAATACCGCGTTTGTTAGAAGGCGCTATCGCCATCATTACAGGATTAGCTGAAGGTATTGCGGAGGCATTGCCGACACTGTTGCCGGCGATAGTCGGTGTTATCACTCAAGTAGTAAGGATACTGATAGATAACATCCCTATGCTTATAAATGCGGCACTAAAACTTATTCAAGGCTTGGTTAAGGGTTTGCTGGCGGCCATCCCAGTTTTGGTAGCCGCTATACCTGAAATCATAAACAGCTTGATTAACGCAATTCTTACCAGCATTCCACTGATTATGTCTGCAGGTATGGAGCTACTGTTGTCTTTGGTAGCGGCTTTGCCTAGTATAGTAGTTTCGATAGTGCAGGCGATACCTGTAATCATCAATGGCATAATCAACGCGGTTATGACGAGCATCCCGCTAATTATTCAAGCGGGCATCGATCTGATCACATCGTTGGTCGGGGCATTGCCACAGATAATAACAGAAATTGTGGCAGTTATGCCTGTCATTATAAGTGCCTTAATCAAAGCCGCTACTGAAATGCTACCTCAAATGATGATAATGGGCTTGACTCTCAACATCGAGATGATACAGGGGTTAATAAAAGCCATCCCAGAACTTGTCAAAGCCATCCCACAGATAATCAAAGCGCTGGTTGATGCTTTAATCAAAGGTGTGCCTGAAATGCTGAAAATGGGCGGTGATCTGATTAAAGGGCTGTGGGAAGGCATACTCAATGTAAAAAACTGGATTATGGACAAGATCAAGGGATTCATGGATGGGATTATTGGCGGTATCAAGAGCTTCTTCGGAATTCATTCGCCGGCTACAACCACGATGCTCATCGGCAATGATCTGGCAGAAGGCTTGGTTGTTGGGTTTGAAGATGAAGCTGATAACGTCATAAGCCGCATGGAGGATGCCATGGATTTAGAGGACATTGATTTCGGTGGCATTGGTTCCGTATCTGACGCTATACAAGATGAGCTGGAGATGCTGGCTGCCGATGACATGTTTGAGGATATAGGCAAGGCTATGGCACGAGGGCTGTCACTGGGCTTTACCAATGAGTTGAGGCTTGTTGAGCACAGTATCAGACAGGCGACCGAGGCCATCGTACCTGTAAGGATCGGCATGAGCGGAGGTTTCAGTGGTAATGCCGGTGGCGGCGCAATAAGTGTAACCCAGAACATTTACGCCTCAGATACCAGTTACGCAGGGCAGCAAAGAGAGGCCGCCAAACAACTTCGCATGATTGCCAGAGAGGTAATGTAATGGGCGTGATAGAAAAGTTGATATACACCAACGAAAGGGATGAAAGTATTGAGTTTTCGCGCTATTCCACCTATCACGTCAACCTCAAAGATGTAAGTGGGTTGAGCGATGTGCGCTATGACATTTACTCCATCAACAGCATGGGACAAGACGGCGACACTTTTATCGGCGGGCGCATTACAACCCGCGATATTGAAATCATAGGGCATATCAACGTGAGGGATAAAAACCTGCTACAAATACGCAGACGCGAACTCAACCATGTGCTTAACCCGCATTACTCAGCCACTCTGACATACGAGCGAGAGAATTATCGGCGTGTCATACCTTGCCGAGTCGATACAGCACCGGTGATTAAGAGGGATGCCATTTTTGAGAAATTCATCCTACAGTTTTCATGTTTAAGCCCGTTTTGGAGAGAAACCTCAGACCTCCGCGAGCTAATCGCGACATGGGTCGGTGGGTTTGAGTTCCCTGTTGAGCTACCGGCAACACCGCTGTGGGAAATCGGCTATCGGCTGCCTTCTCTTATCGTGAATGTGACAAATGCAGGGGATGTAGCTACCGGAATGCGCATTGAATTCCACGCTTTGGGCATTGTAGAGACACCATCTTTGGTCAATATCCACACTCAAGATTTTATCAAGCTTAATTTGAGCATGGTAAACGGGGACACGGTAGTAGTTAACACCGGCTACGGCGTAAAAGGGGTGACGCTCACCAGAGGCGGGCTTACCACAGACGCCTCTCGATATCTCGATATCGATAGCACTTATTTACAGCTAACCCCTGGTGATAATCTTTTCCGCTATGACGCAGCCATGAACATTGCTAACCTTGAGGTAATTATTTACCACAACAACCTGTTCTTAGGGGTGTGAGTTTACTTCAAGCGTTCTGCTAAGGCGTCTTGTGTAACACGTGATAAACTCAAGCGCATTTCAGCGACCTTATCGTCCATCCACTTCGGTATGCAGATGGTGCGTCTCACTGCTTTATTATCTCTCACATCGGCAGATATAAGAGCAACATACCAACCTTTTTTCGGTTTGATATCTTGAATAGCAGACGCTTTGGGTATCTCCATCTGCTTGTCGCTAAGATACCCAATCCATTCCTCTAATGATGCCTCTGCCATTTCCATGGCATTGGCTAAGTTTTTGCCCTCACTATTGGTACCGGGTAAATCTGGGAATTGTATTGTGATACTTCCGTTAGCGTTTGGGTGGAATACTGCCGGATAAACGTACTTCATATTTTCTCCTTCGTTTTTATATTTTAGCAAGGGATGATGCGGGGCTTAGAGCAGCCCCGCATCATCAAGAATACCCCTTGCTGTTTTCTCGTCGATTTCCTTGTGGTTTGGGACTTGGACGGGGCGGTGGTCTGGTTTTTCATAGGTAGTATGACGATTGCTACGGTCTTTTTTGTAGCCACCCGCTGCCAACTTTTTTATTAAGTCCCTTCGTTTCATTTCGCCCTCCTTACCTACTATTATAGCATAAATTACGTAATTGTCAATACACAAATTACGTAATAACTGTTTTTTTTGAATTACTGTTAAAGGATTTTACGCATGGAGCTAAATATCTACGACACTGCTTTTACCCGTCTTGGAGTAATCGACAAGATTTCGTCTTTTATCTGGACAAGGCGCTATTGGTCGGCCGGTTCATTCAAGCTGTTGGTACCTGTAACCGAGCCTCATCTGTCACTTTTACTGAAATCCCGCTTGATCATGAAACAGGGCGATAACGAACTAGGCGAAATCCGCTACATGTGCATCAAGAGAGATTCCAAAGGGGCGGAGGAAATAGAGGTACAGGGGCGCTTCTTATCTGGATGGCTCGGCAAACGTCTTGTGCTTGAGCAGGTAATCACAACGGACACGACACCGGCCATTTTACAGCGGCTTGTTGGCGAGAATGTAATAAATCCCACTGACCCGAAACGTGTAATCCCAGATTTATATCTGACAGATGTTTCTGCAGTAACCCGCGACCAGATTAGCTACACCTCAGAGTATATGGCTACTGTACTGGCAGCTTGTGAGGCAGCGGCCAAAGCCTCAAAACTGGGGTTTAGGATAGCAACCGACATACGCCAGAAGAAACACTACTTTGAAGTGTACGATGGCAAAGACCTCACAGCCAACAACGGCATACGCCGACAGAGTAATTTCGCCCCAGAGTTTAACAACGTCTTGGGGCAAGAGTACACCAACAGCATCGAAAACCTGCGTACAACAGCTTACGCCGGTGGAGAAGAAACTGAAGACGCTCCGCGGAGGGTCGTTGAAGTTGGAGAGCCTGCTGAAGGGCTTGAGCGTCATGAGGTGTTTGTGGACGCTTCTGATATCCCTCAGACCTATATGGACAACCTAGGGATAGAAGTGACTATCCCAGACAGCGATTATGACGAAATGCTCATGCAAAGGGGCGAATCAGAACTATCCAATTACACCGAGACGATGTCTTTCGTGAGCAAAATAGACCCTCACTCTGGGCTTATCTACAAGCAAGATTATGACATTGGAGACCGTGTCACCTGCCTCAACCGCAATTGGGGTGTGCGCATAGACGCAAGGATCACCGAGATTGCGGAAACCTACCAGACAAAAGACCAAAGCTTAGATATTACTTTCGGGGTAAGCCTTCCGACTTTACTGGAAACGATTAAGCAAATAAGGAGATAACGCATGGAAAAATCGGCATTCTTTAACTCTGTTGATGGCGACAGAAGATACATGGCCAGCGATTGGGCTGGTTACTTCGCGGTGCTTGTAGGCAACGGGGTTTTCCCTCAACCGTCTACAGGGCTGCAAGTAATGGAGAGCTCCGGCATGACAGTTACTGTTGGATTGGGGGCAGCCTTCATCAATGGCTACGGCTATCAAAATGTTGAGAGCGTATTGCACTTGTTGTTGGCACCGCCAGACGGTGTGCTCAGCCGTATTGACCGCATTGTCGTGCGCTTGGACTATTTAGCGAGGGCAATCAATGTATTCGTAAAATCATCTATCTCCTCTTCTAACCCAGTGGCTCCGACGTTAAGGCGCGATGCCGATGTGTGGGAGATTTGCATCGCAGATATCGTGGTAGGGGCAGGCGCTCCAGCCATCACGCAAGCCGCTATCACTGACCAAAGGCTCAACCCTGAAGTGTGCGGGCTTGTGGCTGGCCTTATAAATCAGATCGATACAGCCACTTTCAACGCTCAATTGCAGTCGTGGTACGGCAGCTTTACTGATGAAAGCAAGCAAGTGTTTGACAATTTTATGGCTGCCTTGGCTGATTATCAAAACAATTTTGAGCAAGAAGCACAGGATTTTCTGCAAGAGCTGCAAAACCTGATTGATGAGACTGCGATAGTAAATCTCACAAACATGATAAACAACCATGCCAACGATGTTATAAAGCATGTAGCACCCTCTGAGCGCACGTCATGGAACGGTGCCGTTACGGGGTTGAGTACACATACCTCAAACTACAGCAATCCGCACCAAGTGACTTATCAGCAGGCAGGAGCTGACGCAGCGGGGAGTGCATCGCAAGTGCAGACGACGTTGGGGACGCAAATAACCGGTATCAAAACAGATATCACCAATCTGCAAACAGATGTGTCCGAACTCCAAAACTCCTCAGGCAGCAGTGGAAGCGGTACCAAACAGTTGATCGCCACGATTACAACCAGCCAGACGTGGAACTCGAGCGCTTATATCGGTAAGAAAATTGATGCCTATATGGTGGCTGGAGGACAAGGAGGTTCGCGAGACCAGCAACCGGTGGTCAGCGGATGGGGGGACGAGGCTCATGCAGACGGCGGTTTTGGCGGTGGTTGTCGTTTAATTAAAGATTTTTTGATAACTCAAGCGTCGTACCCATTGGTGGTCGGAGCAGGCGGTAACGGACAAATCGGTTCGACCAACGCGACGAATGGAGGAAATACCACTGGCTTTGGACATACGGTCACATGCGGTGGACTTGGCAGCTCATTTGGCGGTTCTTCTGGCAATTATGCTGATGTATATATTGATGAAATAGACTGGTATATTCGAGTTTTGGCTCATCCATCTAATAATGGTGGGATGCTCGGGCAAGGACAGACGGCCTCAATCCAATCTGGATATATCGACACGGGGCTCAATCCATACAATGGTATTGCTTATGGTTGTGGTGGTGGGGGTGCAAGTTTTTCGAATAGTGGTGGCGGAGGTGGTGTAAGCTATGGTGCTGGCGGAGGCGCAAATGGCATTGGAGGTGGTGGAGGTGGTAATGCTTTGGGCGGTGCTGGGGGTAATGGGAGCATAGGCGGCGGCGGCGGCGGCGGTGCAGTAACTAAGGCATATGGTGCTAGTGGCAGTTCGTGCGTCGGTGGCAAAGGTGGTGGTGGCATCATATATATTTATTCAGAGGTGTAGCAGAAATGAACATAGCGATTATAAAAAACAATTTGGTTATCGATGCTGCGGTTTTTGAAGATTTACAGACCGCTCAAGATTTTTTATCTGACGGCGTATGGGGCGAAGTTGGTGCTGATGTTGTAGCCGATTTGCCTGAAGGCTTTGGGATTGGTGACAGCTACGACGGAACTGACTGGACAAAAGCCCCACAGCCTGATCCGCCTGATGACCCGCCCGATCCACCGGAGCGTCCAAAAAGTCGGATAAGAGAGTGGATTGATGAGCTTTTCTATAACTGCGTTGTACAGTTTGATGCTACGGTACAAGCGGCTCCGCCAGGCCTTCCGCGATCCCGTTCATGGCACATTGACTTCGTCGGAGCGCTTCAGGAAGACTACGATTATGACCGATGGTTTTATCTGACACCGGAAGACGCGGCCTTAGATATCTTCGGCAGTCCAAATATCGCAGATGCCGTATGCCGCTGGCAGATTACAGGTAAGGTAGTTACTTTTACTTACTACGAGAATGGCGTGGCAGATACAGTATCCACTTTGAGCGACGCGGATGGGAATGCCCTTATTGATAAGTTCCGTCCGATCACCGGCTCAGAATACTGGTATTTTGGCGTAAACCAAGGCACTACGGCATTTCCGACAGATGACAATATACACTCAATCATTGACATCAACGTACCTGCCTTGAATATCATGCTTGGCAACACTTTTGACCTGACTACATCAAATAAGCAAATTGTGGCTGCCATCAATGAGCTTAATAACAAGGCAGCCTTGGGGCATTCCGTCATTGTGGATGACGTCAACATCGTGCCAGGGGCAGCGATCGGCAACCCGTTAGACGTCGCCATAACCAAAAATGCTATTTACACCAAGAAGTTGAGCTATCTCTCCAGCGGTTGGTCAACTGTCTGTCCCGCAGCGCCTCAGTATTCAGGCATCTGGGTTGATATCGGCGTTGGGGCAGGCACCAATAACGGACAATCTCTTGGCTCCCATATGTACCTGCATGAGAGCGGTTTGTACATCATGGTGTGGAGTAACGTCAACGCCAGTGTTCTTGCAGGACGTGCTGGGCACTGGAACTTAAACCATGCCAATACACCCAAGAATGACATGAATACGGCTATCATGTATCACTCAACTCCAGATGTTCCAACTGCGACAACTCCGCCACCGAGTGGCAGCTGGGGGACATTCAGTTTTGCTCCTTGGGTAGCATGGAATACTTCGGAATTAGGGCAGATAGACTGGCAAAGACTCTTCGATGTGCACACAGACACTGAAGGAAACGCCTATGCCAAAGATAAACGTCTTGCTACTGTTTACCACAAAACCGAAGACTATATCACTACAGTAAGCATGACCGCTGCCGGTACGGGTTACAGCATCGATGATTACCTTACGCTTGTATGCGACGGATTCACTTTGCACGTGACAGTCGATGTAGTCGGAGCTGGAGGGGCAATCGTAGAGTTTGACTCTGAAGCCACAACGCATAAGCTCAACGTCAACGGCGCAGCAACCGTCACAGGAGGCACAGGGACTGGAGCAGGTTTTAGCTTCTCCTCGTCTTTAGTTAGCCCTGCTGCCGTCATTGATGTGGAGCAGGTTTACTATGCATCACAAGGGATAGCAGGAGCAGACGGTATATGGCTGCCGAATGTTGATACCGCTGGTAATCTCCAGTGGGAGTTAAGCCACAAAGTTACACCTCCACTGGTGCAAAATATCAAAGGCGAGAAAGGTAATAAAGGCGATCCCGGTATACAAGGTGTTCAAGGCGAGTCTGGGGCAAGCGGCATCAATTTCCGCGGCTCTTGGTACAGTTTGGATTTGGTTAACGAGCCCATCAAAGAGCGCGATTGCGTACAAGT